TGCCGACGCCGGCGAGCAGGCTGGAGACGGTATCGATCTGCGCCGTCGGGCTGGGCAGGCCCCCCGATTCGACATGGAATTCGATGTCGATCGCGCAGAAGCCGCCTTTGTCTTTGCTTTCGTGCCAGGTCAGCGCGCCGGCGCTGCACAGGATCTCGCCGCGCCACGGATTCACGAAGATGGCGGGGGTGTCATAGTCCTGGCAGGCCGAGATCAGGTCCCGGCTCTGCTGCAGGTAGTCATCGCCGACCACCCAGGCGCGGACGCGGTATTTGTTCGCGGCCTGGCCGAGGTCTTCGATGTAGGGCACGTCACGCAGCGGGAATTCGTGCGAGACCTTGCGCCGCCCGCCGGTGCCGCCAGCGTCATCGACGAAGAACGGCACGCCGCGAAACGACGCCGGGCGCAGATTGTTGCGCCACGACGTCAGCGACGCGGCGGCGGCGGCCAGGCTGTTGACGAAGCCGGACATCAGTATCCGACCGCGAGCGGGTTGATGTAGCCGACGCTGGTGTCGGGCGGCTGGGCGATGCCGCTGGAGGTGGACTGCACCTGGGTGCCCGGCGGCGCGTTGGTGAAGTCGACTTTCACTTTGACTTCCCCTTGCTGCTGGATGTTCTGTGCCGCCGGTCCGTCGGGCCGGTACAGGCCGGGCGCCGGCTGCGCCGGCATCGCCCAGGGATTCGGCCGGCCGGCGCCGTCGTCTTCGTCATAGGTGCGCATCGTGGCCGGGCTTTCGACGCGCGGCGCGGCGGCGCGCACGGCGGCGGCGGTCGGAGCGGCGGCGCCGCCGATCTTCTGGCCGATCCAACTGTTTCGCACCCATCCGCCGGCCGATTTCAGCGCGTCGACGATCGGGGCGATGCGTGCCCACGCGGCATCGAAGACGGCGGTGACGCCGTCCCACAACGTCTTGAAAAAACCCTTGATCGGCTCCCAGTTGGCGATGATGAGTTTCGGCAGAAAGGTGAACGGGGCGATCGAATCGACCAGCACCTGCGCCCATGGCGAGCTGCTGATCGCGGCCCAGATCGCCAGCAGCTTGCCTTTGACGAATTCCCAGTTGTTGTAGAGCAGATAGGCGCCGACCGCGACGGCGCCGACGGCCGCCAGGATCGGGTTGGCCCACATCAGCGAGCCCAGCGCCATGATGACGCGGCCGAGCGTGCCGAAGATGCCGATCACGCCGGTGACGGCGCTGATCAGCGGGCTGCCCATCATCAGCGTGACCGCGCCCAGCACCGTCCGCAGGCCGCCGTGGCTTTCGATGAGCTGGAACGTCCACTTCACCCACTCGGTCACCTGATTGATGACGTGCCCGATGTCGAGTTTGGCGATTTCGGCGGCCAGCAGCTTCACCTTGTCGGCGATGCCGGTGGCGATCCAGTCGCGATTCGCCAGCACCCAGTCGCGCGCCATGGCGACGATCGGCGCGAACACCGGGGCCAGGTTCGACGCGATTTCTTTTTTGAAGCCACCGATCGCGGCTTCAAGCTGTTCCCAGTTGTGGCCGAACTCGATCAGCGACTGTTTCTGTTCCGGCGTGGCGATGTAGCCGAATTTCAGCCCCGCCTTGGTCATTTCCTCCAGCGCGTCGCGGCCCTTCATCAGGATCGGCAGCAGTTCCTGCCCCTGCTTGCCGAACAGCGTGGTGGCCATCAGCGCGCGCATCGCTGGATCAGTGGTTTTCGCGAATGCGTCGGCCAGTTCCGGCATCAGATCAGCGGTGGTGCGGGTGTGGCCGGCGGCATCCTTCATTTTGATGCCAAGATGGGCGAACAGCGCCGCCGCATCCTTGCCTTTGCCGGCGGCGGCCATGCCGAGGGTCTTGTTCAGCTTTTCCAGGCCGCCGACCAGCGTATCGGTCTCGACCCCCGATTCCTTCGCCGCCCAGGCCAGGCCGCCGAATTCCTTGGCCGAGATGCCCAGCTTGGTGGTCAGCGCCTGGGTGGCGATGGCGCCGTCGGCGGCGGCCTTCACCATCTGGAACATGCCGACCAGCGAGGCACCGGCGCCGAGCGCGCCCAGCATCGGCAGGAATTTGGCGAAACTGCTGGATACCGCGCCGATCGAAGTGTTCAGCGAGCCAAAATGCCCGCTCAACAGCCGCACATGGGCGCCCATCGAGCGGAAATAGCGGATATGCGAGGCTTCGAGATGGGCCTCGGCGTGCTCGACCTTGGCCAGCGCCTCTTCGGCGGTCTTGCCGGCGGCTTTGACCCCTTCGGCGGCTTCCTTGACGGCATGCCCTGCCGCCACACCTGCGCGTCCGGCGGCTTTGGCGCCCTCGGCGCTGGCCCGCGAGACGCCGCGGGCGGCGTCGACGATCCCGCGCATGCCCTTGACCATGGCGCGAATCGGGCCGGTGGCGGCATCGACGGCCTTGATCGTGGCGTCGAACACCGCATTGGCCATTACTGCTGCCTCCTTGCCTCAGCTTCGCGGTTGGCAATGCGTTCAGACTGCGTCAGCATCGTTTCGAGTTCGGAGACGGTCAGGCCGAGCACGAAATCGAGGTCGTTCCAGAAGCGCGCGACGTCGAAGAAAGTCTCTAGGACGTCGCCGTGGGCGCCAAAAAACCCATCAGCTCGGCGCTCAACATCATGAAGTCGCCGGCCGCCATCATTTCGACGCTGCGCAGCGGAATGTTGCAGCACGCGGCGATGAGTTTGCCCATGCCCTCGGCGTTGACCTCGACCGAGGTTTCGTCGGAGTCGGCGCGGGTGACGAAGCGCATCACCGATCCGGCCTTCATCAGGTGGCGGCCGGTCGGCGGGGTGATGGTGACGCTGGTCACCGTGGCGTCGATCACGGTGATCGGCTTGGCCAGGGTGAAGACGCGAGGGCCGGTGGCGGCGGTGACTGAGTCGCTCATGCGAGGATTTCCTGGCAGCTCGTGCCGCTGAACTTGATCTGATACTTGCCGGCGACAGTATCGACGTCGATCTTGTCGGCGACGAAGGCGTTGCGCAGCAGCCACGCCTTGCCGTTTTTCATCTGCAACTGCACGGTGACGCCGACGGTGTCGCGCAGCGCGGTGACCGAAATGGCCGGATCATCGAAGATTTCGACCTCGATCATCGGCGGATCGACCTTTTCGGTCCAGTTGCCGGTCGGGCCGGACGGGCCGATGGCGGGGGTCCGCACCACCCCGCCTGGATCGACCTTCATGCTGCCGGCGAGCGAATACAGGGTCCCGCCGACGACGAACTGCGCCGTGCCGCCGAGAACGACATTGACTGACATGGTGTAACTTCCTGGTTGTCGTTACGCGGGAAACGATCAGGCGGCCTGCGAGTTCGGCAGCGCGGGGTTGCTGTTCGCGCCGAGGTAGAACTGCGTCGCCACGGCGAAGATGGCCAGGCCCGGGACGATGTTCGGGTCGTAGAGAACATCCAGCCGGGTCGGGTCGAGCGCGTTGATCGTCACGATCAGCCCGGCGGCGAAGGCGGCGGCGTTCTGCACCCAGCCCAGATCCTCCATGATCGTGTAATCGGCGATCAGGTCGAGCTGCACGGTGCGCGGCGACACCGCCGGGATGCCGGCGCCGATCGGCGTGCCGTTCGCCACCAGCAGAACGTTGGCGTAGCGCTGGGTGACCAGGCCCCGCAGCCGGCGCAGCACCGCCATCAGGGTGTAGAGCGTGCCGACATCCAGATACGACTGATCCGCCACGCCGAAACTGTTGGTCTGATAAGTGGTGACGCAGCGCACCACCCGGCAGGTGCCGGCGCGGTCCCAGTTGAGCACAGAGATGCCGGTGGTCAGCAGGCTCTGCAGGGTGGAGATCGACGGCAGGTCCACCGGCGGCGGCGCCAGCACGCCGGTGATGGCGATCTGCTGCAGCGGCAGGTTGGGCTGGCCGACGATCGAGGGCACGATCGCCGCCGTGGCCGCCGCGGCGACCTTCCAGGACGGCGTCGGCGTGCCGAACGCGCCCCAGATCACCTGGTGCTGGTCATTCAGCGCGCCGCCGAAGGTCAGCAGGTTGGAATTGGTGTCGACGTCGGCGGCGAACACCCCGCCGTAGAGCTGGTTCAGATACGACCAGCGGCCGGCGGTGTCGGACATCATCGCCGTCATCGCCGCCAAAGCGGCGGAGTCGTTGTAGCCGGAGATGACGAAGTCGAAGTCCATCACGCCGAGGGCGGCGGCCATGCCGGACAGCACCGGAACGCCGGCGCCGCCGCTGAAGCTGCTGACCGAGACGGTGAGGCCGGCCGGGGTCGTTTCATTGCCGCCGACGGTGGCGAGGTAGTTAAGCTGCAGCGCGAGGGCGTTGACCTCGATCAGCTTGTGCTTCGTCGTCAGGGTGACGGTGCCCGACGCGGCGGTGGCGGTGACCGGCACGATGGCGGCGGTGATCGCGGCGGCGACGGCGGTGGCGATGGCGGTGGCGAGCTGGCCGGAGGTGACGCCGACCTGCACCAGATGGTCGCCGATATACAGGTTCAGCGTGCCGTTGGCGGTGGCGGGGCCGGTGATGACCACGGTAGCTGTGGCAGCGGTGCCGCCGCCAGGATCTTGCACCGGAAGCACCCACACCTCGGTGAACGGGTCGTTTGCACGGTAGGCGCCGACCATTTGCGCCAGCATGCTGCCCTTGCCGAACAGCGCGGCGGCGGCCTGCGCCGCGCCCTGGGCACCGGTGCCCTGCGGCGGCGCCATGAACACGGGCGCCAGCGGCACCGCGTTCAGCGTGCCGCCGACGATCAGCACGCGCTGCGTCTGCTGGTTGGCCAGGCTCTGCGCCTGACGGATTTCCGCATAGAACAGCGGCACGCGGATGTTGGCTGGTATCGTTGAGAACGATACGGATTGCGGCGACACGGTGCCGGACATGCGGGTTAGCTCCCTGGGGTCGTGACGGGGGTGATGAAGTGTGACTGGACCGTTCCGGCGTGGCCGATCGGCATGTTGGCGTTAAGGCCGGACAGTTTCGGCCCGGCCACCGGGTTGTAAGTCTCGCGCCATGTGCCGGTGATCAGGATGCGGGCATCGCCGGTGGTGTAGGCGCCGCCTTTTTTAAAGGTCGACGTCACCCGAAAACTGCTGACGTTCTGCAGCAGCGTGGTGAAGGTCGGCGCGGCGAACAGCGTGTCTTTGACCTGCGCCGTCAGGGTGTCGAGCTTGTCCAGCGCGTCGGATAGGTTGGCATCCTCGACCAGCGCCTGGATCACCAGGTTGATGGTGGCAGTGAAGGTCAGCGCGGTGCCGGCCTGGCTGTCGGTCTGCGCGGTCTGGTCGGCGAAGATGATGAGGCGCGGCGTGTCGCCTTCGGCCACACCCTCGACGCGTTCCTGCTCGACGCGGTCGCCGGCGATGGTGCCGGCGGCGCGCAGGATCTGCGCCGTGGTGAAGCGGATCAGCGCCGCCTGGTCGCGGAGCACAATCACAGGCTGCCTGGGGGCAGGCGGAGCCGTGCGGCGTCTTCGTTGGAGGCGGCGGTGAGGCGGATTTTCAGGTCGCCAAGGCCGTCCGGCTCGACCGGGTCGCTGATCCGGTAGAGCACGTTGCGGATGAAGAAATGATCGCCCTGGACCGGCTGCACCGGGAACTGCGCGGCGCGGATGCCGAGAACGATGGCGGTGTCAACGATCTCGATACCGTCTTCGAATTTCGTCTGCTGGTAGCGGTCGTTGAAAATGCCGGACACGGCGAACGGGCCGGTCTGGGCGGTGTAATACTGGACGGTCTCGCCGAATGCCGCGCTGCAGGCGGCGAGCACCGTGGCGTCGAAATCGATCATTTAAGCTGCGGGCGGCGGGGCGGGCTCGGACGCGGCCGGCGCTGCGGGCGCGTCGAGATGGCCGGCGGCGACCAGTTCGGCCGCCACCGACGCGGGCAGCGGCAGCGAATCGCCCGGCCGGAACGGGTGCGACCCGCCCGACAGGTAGATTTTCGTCTGCGCCGTGACGGTGCGGGTGGCTTCGTCCATCGGTTACGACTCCGACCGGCCGGACTGCAGCATGTCCGGGCGGGTGCAGATGTGCAGCGGGTAGGCGGTGGCCTCGATGTCCACCTTTTCGTTGCGCTTTTCGTCCGGGATCATGCGGACGTAGCGCGGCTTGCCCGGCTGGTTGACGAATTCGAACGATTCGCCGGGCGCCATCCCCTTCTGGAACACGCCGGGCGCGCCCTTGGGGAAGAACTTCACCTTGTCGGTGGGGATCGCGATGGTCGAATTGTCGTCGCTGCCCCGGTAGTTCACCCAAGTGATGCCGCCGAATGAAAACTGTTCGAACGCGTTGAACTGCTTGCCGTCACGGATTTCCCGCGCGTCAGAGAAGTTCAGGAAGGTCTTGCGGACGTCCTGATGGTTGGTGAACTGGTCGAAGAACGTGTCGCCACACAGGCCGATAATCTGCGTGGACGGCAGCCACGTGCCCTGCGCGGCGCGCACCATTGCGCGGCGAATCTGATTGCACAGCGGCCGGATCGTTCCGGTTTCGGCGGTGGCGCCGGCGGACAGATTGAAGCCGATCTCGGTCGCCGGGGTGATGCCGAACTCGTTGAACCAGTTGAACAGCGTGCTGCCGTCGTTATCAAGCAGCAGGCCCTGGATCATCGCGAGGCGATGATACTCTTCCGTGTATGCCAGGTTTGACAGGATGCCAGTCGGGCCGGCGAGGCGCCGCTGCACCTCGGTGACGAGCTGCATCAGCACGGTCTGCGCGACGCCGCCGTCGCCGATGAACTCGCGCACGTTCTGGATCTCGTGCGACTTGATCGCGTCGCCGTGGAACAGGCGGAGCACGTCGAAGTAGCGCACCTTGCGCTTTTCGGTGACGCGCTCGGTGCGCGGGGCGCCGCGCGGGCTGGTGGGCAGCAACACCAGCACACCATCCCGCTCTTCGACCGCCATCGCGGTCGTGCGCAGCGGAACGGGCGTGCACAGGTCCATATCGCCCAGCATCGTGGGGATGAACGGCTGGCGATCGACCCACGATGTGAGGGAGATCGCCGAAAACGCATCGGACCGGAAGACGTTCAGAATATCCATGAAAGGCGGCTCCTGCGGGAGGGGGAAGCGCGCCTGACCGGCGCGGCGGGAAGGATTCGGATCAGCGGGCGATGATGCCGCGGGATGCCAGCGAGGCGATGGCGGCGGTTTCGACGGCGGCGACTGATCCGCTGTTGGCGATCGAGGGGTCCCACTGCAGCTCCGCCTTGTTCACCTCGGCGAGGCGGGTGATCACAGTGACTTTCTTGCTGCCGCTGGCCGGGATGTAAGCGAGGTTGTACAGCACCGCGACCGCGGGCAGGTTGGCGGCGCCGGTGTAGGAGGCGTAGCCGGCGGGCGGCACGTTGACGGTGAAGGTGTCGCCGGCGACGAAGGCGGTGCCGCCGGCGGTGACCGTCAGGTTGATCTCGGCGCTGGTGAAGCCGGTTCCGGCGGTCGCCACGCCGAGGTTGACGCCGTCCGGGTCGATCACGTCGAACGTGGTGGCGGTCAGCGCGATCAGCGTGTAGAGGCCGATCTGCGCCGCGACACCGGCCGTGATGCTGCCGATGGTGCCGTTGCCGGTGTTTTTGACGCCGGCGGTGCCGACCGGCGTGCCGACCGCGTGGGACAGCACCAGGCCGGCCTGCTGCGTCAGGTCAACGGTGCCGGCGTTGGTGATGGTGCCGACGTCGCGCGAGAGCTTGCCGTCCGCCTCGCTGATGACGAAGCCGCCGGTGTACCAGTTCTCGGTCAGAATGGGTGAAACCATCGTGGTGGGTCCTGTTCAGTGTCGGGTGTTGGGAGCGGGAGCCGGGTGCGGATCAGGTCCGGCGCGGGGCGAATCCGTTCGCGGCGGCCTGCTGATCCCACAGCGCATCGATCGCGGCCTGGCCCTTGGGTGCGGCGACGGCGCCGGCGCCGGGGCGGATCGAGCGGTAATCGTCCATCCGTTCGGCCAGCCGTCCGCCGCCGGCGGCGGGCTTCGGCGCGGCCTGCAGCAGGCTGATGGCTTCCTTGCGCGGCAGGTCGGTGGTCAGCGCCAGGCGGACGGCGAATTCGAGGTTGGCCGCGGCGGCGGGCGATTCCAGGATGGCGGCGATGCGGCCCCGCTCACGCAGGCGGGCGGCGCGCACCGGGGTGCTGCCGCGGGCCTCGCGGCGGTCCGATTCCTCGTCGTCATCATCGTCGCCTTCGTCGCCTTCGCCGTCTTCGTCACCCTCGTCGGTGCTGTCGTCAGCCCGATTGGCGGCGGCATTCTTCTTGCGCGGCTTGGGCCTGTCATCGGCGGAGCCTTCGTCTTCGGCGCTGCTGGTGACGTCTTCTTCCGTTTCATTGGCGTCCTCGTCTTCAGATGCCGGCTTCACGGCGGCGGCGCCGATGCCGCGGAACTGAATCGTCGGCATGGCCGCGCTGGCGAGCAAGGCGGAGCGGGCCGGCACGCGGACGCGCGGCTTTTCGGTAGCGACAATGGACATTGATGACCTCGTTACAGGAGCTGAAGGAACGCGTCGAAGGCTTCGTCCGGGGCGGCGACACGGTCCGCCAGTTGCAGTTTCACGGCCGCCGGCCCGAGGAACGTGCTGGCATCCATGTCGCGCACCGCGCTGGCGGCGATGCCCCGGTTGCGGGCCACGGTTTCCTCGAACAGCACGCCGATCGTATCGATATCGGCCTGGAACCGCGCGCGGGCCTCTTTCGACAGGGGTTGGGTCTCATTGCCGTCTGCCTTGCGCTTGCCGTGGGCGATGACGTTGACGACGATACCGGCCTTGTCGAGTGCGGCCGACATGTCCACGCACATGGCGATGACGCCGATCGAGCCGGCGCCGCCGGTGCGCGGCACGGTGATCGTGTCGGCCGCGCTGGCGAGGCAGTAGGCGGCCGAGTAGGCGGCTTCGTTCAGGATCGCCCAGATCGGCTTGACGCCGCGCGCGGCATGGATCGTGTCGGCGAGATCGAACACGCCGGCGACTTCTCCGCCCGGGCTGTCAATGTCCAGGACGATGCCCTTGACCGAATTGTCGCCGACGGCGTCGAGGAATTTTGCCCTTATGCCATCATAACCAGTCATCCCTGAGAAGGGATGCAGGCCGTGGCGCTGCACCAGCGTGCCGCGGATCGGGATGATCGCCGCGCCTTCCGGCGTGACGTCGTAGGGGCGGTCCGGTTCGGCGTCGCCGGACAGGTCCGGGGCGAACATCGCCGCCATGGAGCCGTCGGTGCGCGCCAGGTGGGTGATGCCGAGGCGTTCGGCGAGCGCGGCCATGAT